ATGCAGAAATGGCGCAAGGCTAACCATAAGTAGGGGATAAAGGAATAAGCGTTATGGAAAAGCGCCCATTAATTTGCTACCACGTTCCCGAATAGATGGTAGGCATAGAGGAATACTTACAGGTAATAGTAATAGTAATCCATTAGAGAGACTACCTGATGTGTTTAGATTAAACCACCTACAAAAAATTGTTTTATAGTAGGAAGCAGGCACAATAATGGGTAAACAAAATAGTCAAAATAAAATACCCAAATTAGCAGAGAATTTGTATATTGGCAAAAAAGACTGGTTTGAACATGCTTCTTGTAAAAATCTTACCCATCTAATGTTTCCCAAAGAACATAAGGATATTACTTATATTGCAGAAGCCAGAAGGATCTGTTCGAGGTGTCCTGTTAAATCTCAGTGTCTAGAGTATGCACTGGAGTTTCCACCTGCAGATATGCATGGGGTGTGGGCTGGATTAACAAGTAGGCAGTTAGCAGCGGAGCAGAGAAAACGGGGAATCAAACCAACTAGACCAACGCTGGCACAGATGTGGGGAAGTTAGGTAACGCGAAGGTTACAGGTCTTGCAGATACTGATACCTGAGATGTCCTCAAGGTTCATATCGCACAATAGTTGACCGCAGGGGGTGAGGATTTTCTCACCTCTCATGTAGGCGGCGAGCGTCTCTTCCATCGTAGGTAGAGAGAACTGAGAAGGCCCTGGAGACGGTAAGCCTTTCTGATTCCTAATGAAATCAAGGATCGCATATATCGCCAACTGATTAACGGATAACCCTTGCGCTTTCGCATAGTCAATTATCTCATTCTTCTGACTACCCAAAAGACGCAAGTGTATTTCCGAGTACCTGTTAGGGAACCTTGACTTCTCATACTTTCTTACCATTAATTAGGAAACGGTGTCTCGTTCAACTAAAGCAATGAGGTAGTCGGTAAGGGTGAGATCTACAGCCTCAGACTGAGAGATCAGCTTCTGCTTGAACTCACGAGATACTCGCAGGGTGAGGGTAGAGAAAGGCTTATCAGACAAAGTTACTGGGCGACCTGGATTTCGTTTCATGTTTACTCCTTGTGTTGTTTATTTATACTAGTTGATTGATACTGGCTGATTGCTGTTTATGGATATAGATAGGGAAAAAAGGCTAGAAAGCTTGTCCCTGTCCGTCTTTTTTCAAAATCTTGTACTTTTGTTTTTGTAATTCGTTGACGACATCGTTATAGACGCGCACGAATACTTCTCTATCCCCATTGGTATGCATCTCATAGGCTGCTGAACCTAGCTTCTCCAAAGTTTTTTGTAGTGCTTCTGGTTTGGGCATATTAGTTTGTGTACCAAAGTTGGCGTCCTTTTGTGCGGTCATAAAAATACCCCAAGCGGAATACCCATCTAAATGTGGGGTCGTTCCAGTTTGGGTATCAATGACTGCTCTTCTGAGTTGTCCCGGCTTTGGCATGTATGTCTCGTATACGGCTAACTCTAGGAATGCGTTAATCGCTTCCTCGTACTCGAGATCGTTAAGCAAGTCGTACCAGGCCCTATAGACCATCTTCTTATCTACATCTAGGAGCTGCTTGTCATAGGTAGCGTATACCTGCTGGACGAGACCCATTAGTTCTTCTTTGGTCATAAGGAACTTAACCAGCTTATGGCTTTACCTGACATGTCGTTCCAGTCTAGGTTTCCTATCTCCCGTAGTACATCGCCATCAGAGAAGGATTCATCTCTGTCTGACTTCATGCGTGCATAGATTGCTGTAAACAAAAGGATTGCCATCTCTTGTGCGTTACTGGCTATAGGGTATCCCTTCTCTACTTGAAGTTCTCCTGGTACATACCTGTAGTGGTTACTGTATTTACTCATCTACTATCTCCTCTCTGTCTTCCACCACCGTCGGCTAACCGTGGTGAATATTCGTGGGCTCTTCTTGTTGATTGAACAACTCTTGACACTCTACCAGTCTGTGTCATTGGCGTCCTCGTCTGGGAGGAAGCTCAGGAACTTCTCGACCTTCTGGACGTCGCGCAATATTAATTCAATATCATTATATTTTTTGTTGGATCTGTTCCGGCCCATGTGCCATTCGGAATAAGTGCACCCAAGGATTGCGTCCTTGCAAGTCTGCACCCCATAAAGGTGAATGGCTGACCCAATGTTCCGGCGTCTCTCATGATCGAGCTGCGCACGCGATTTCTTATGGAGCTCTACCCAATACTGAAATACTTCTTCAACTTCAGAATCTGAAACTTTACTAGAGTTATTAATTTTCTCTAGAGTTTTCTTCCGTAAGGTACCCATAGTTAAAAGTTACTCCATATAAAGATTTCTGTCAAAAACCAAATATGAGATAGATAACTAAGAACAAAAGAACTAGTTAAGAAAAGAACCAGTAAAGCACCACTTTGGAAGGGTTCCAGGGAAACCTTTTCCGCAGGATTCCCTAAACTACCGCAGCACAAACTAGACCTCATTGTTTCGGGTCGTAGGTGGACTACCGGTTTTAGGCGCGCCGTTAGTTGTCTGATCACCATAGCAGTGTCTTCCACCACCGTCAAGTAACTCGGTGGGTTTTTTTAAAATATTTGGATAAATCTATCTGAGTTGCAATGTTAGGGAAACCTTATATGGTATTTTTTATCTGTTAGCAAAGGTCCCCTTTCCCTTGGCTGATATGAACCCCGAGTTGAGTTTGGATGCGTTTGTAGGTGGCACATGCTGAACTCCTCGGGGTTCTTTATTTCCATCGCGAGCCCGGTGGTCTTTTATTCGCTTCTAGATTTAAATCTCTATTAGCACTAAATGAGCTCACGCTGTTGATGAAGATGCGGATCAGGCCGAAGGTCATGGCCGCAGCGCCGGAACCCTTGACCGAGTCCCAGTAGGAAACTGAAATAATTCCATTATCTAATTTAATTTCCGCGATGTCCAGAACCCACCAGAAGGAAGTTCCGATTGAGAGCGCGAGGATTGCCAGGTAAAGCAGCGCGCCGGACAAAACATTAATTGATTTTTTCATTTTTCGTTCATCTCCAGGGTAAACCATTCGTGCTCGACCATCATCCCAATCGCACAGTAGTTAATTACATCCATGTAATTATCGTAGAGTGATTCATTAATTGGATTTGCCTGTTTTTTAATTAAGTTCTCCAGACGAGCTACCTTGTCGTGAAGCCGGACAAGTAATCCAATTCGTCCAAAACGAATAATATTGTCGGATCCGTAGTCTTTTTGCTTTTTAACCAGGACTGAAGTGAAGTCAATAATGTTTTCTTCATTATTATTCTTAATTATTTCTCCGGATCTGGCCACCTCATAAGACAAGGAGCCGAGTGTTTCCCAAGAAAGCAGCCATTCGTCATCTGAAATTAAATAGTTAGAGTGTTTATTTGATGTCTTGATCATCGAGTCCAGCTGTTTACGGATGTCGTGGATGTTTACTCCGCTTCCCTCAACGAGACGAAGTCTGGATCTGGATGACGGTAAACAAATTAAAGAAACACAAATACCGGCAGCTTCGTCCCAGGTTTCTGGTTCCTTAGGCAGCTCTTCCACCACCGTGTTGTTAATATAGGTCATTTAAATTACCTCCGGGTTTTCTCTATGCATGTCGAGGACTTGGTTGATCAGGTCTTGCATCAGCCCGTCCCAGTACATGTCTGACATTGATTCGGTCTCCATGCCGTCGGCTATTGACAGCTCACGCTCGAGCAGCTGACTCGAGACGGCAGCCAGGGCACGGTTAGGATCTGCAGTGGGGAAGAGCACTGGCCCGTCTCCTCCGTTAATCAGAGATTGATCTACGTGCATGATTGTCACTGTCTTCCCGCCGTCGGTTCCGACGAGGACAATATTGTTGCCTTCCCTCGTAGCCTCGAGCATCTCGTCAACAACGTTTGCAGCCACCTGTGGGTTTTGATCCCTAAGAGCTTTTATTGCGGATGTTAGGGCCACAATGCTCTCCGGGATTTCAGCCTCACCCACAGGTAATCCCTACGTTGAACATCTGAATTGCGATATCAGAAGCCATCCCTGCTTGTTCAAAGGTCACGATGTCGTAGATCGAGAAGCATCCTCCACAGATGTAGAGGTTTCCATCCCAAGGGCCATTGACGTCGGGCTCCACAGGGGTGCCGTCCTCGAGGCAGGTATAGAACCCGTCTAGGTTTGGAGTATTTCCACACTGGCAAACTAGCCAATCATACGTTGTTTCTTTCAAATTTAGTGGCATGGTGCCCCTCTCTTTCCCTTGTTACGGACTATATCTTTATATTCGTCTAATAGCAACTTATTTTGCATCAGTTTCCTTGAATCTAATAGTTCCCAGTTATTTTTAAAAACTGAATTATTATTCCATCTATGGACAATAACTCGAGATTTGATTTATACGTAAAAGCAGCGGAGCAGTTCATCAGGCGTAACGGGGATTGCCTAGTCCCAGCTGCTCACATAGAGATTTATGAAGGCACCGAAGTAAGGCTCGGAACTTGGGTTTGTTATTGCCGCCAGAGATATAGAAAAAATCAACTTTCCAATAAAAGGATATTAATCCTCCAGGCTCTCCAGGGTTGGACTTGGGGTCCGCTCGATCCGGGGCCGGCAGTAAATTCAGAAAGAAATAAAAACATAATTGAAATGCGCGCGTCCGGATCTTCGCTCCGGCAGATTGCAGACTTTTTTGATTTAAGTCGCCAGAGAGTTCACCAGATTGTAAGGAACCTAAATGACCTATAAGCCTCATAACTATCCAAAGACCCGGCATGGTACACCTCTTCCACCACCGTTAGGTAAGGGATTGCCCGTAAAAATGTTTGATGAAGCCGCGCTCGACCGGATCGAGAAATCAGGAATATTTATTTTTTTGATTATTATCACCGGGCTCGAGCTGCTTGTCTGGTCCTGGGTGTCCTGGGTAATTGCCGGGCACCTAGATTTGCGCGCAGATAATTCATTTTCTGATTTTATTTGGATGTCCGGGATAGCTATCTTCGCGGTGAAATTCAGCAAGGCCATTAGTCGTCACAATCACTAGTTGGGTGATCCAGCGGTACAACTAAGCTGAGCCCTGGTCTCGGCTTGTGGGATATTGGGTGATTACGCATCGAGTCAATTCGAGACTCATGCCTAGCCCTATCTACTATGGGCACCAGCTTGAACCTCCGAGATCTGTCTTTACGTGTTCCGTCAGTCATCATTAGACCGTTCCTTCTTCGTAGTCTTCCCGCATTTCATTAGTGGCGTGCTCATTGCCGCGCCTACATGACTTATCCCAGTCCCAACCTTTGCTCGCGCACCATTGATGCAGGTCGGCGATCAAGTCAACTAGATCAGTTTCGTCTGATCCTTTATTAAATGTCATTTGCATTATTTTCTCTGCTCGAGAGATAGCTGCTTTGTTCATAATAATAATTCCTTTTCTAATATTTACTAATAGTGCAGCCAGGCCGGTCAGGCTAACTACACCTAACCGGCCAGCGCGCACTCCATGGAATGAAAGGGGAAGTGCTCCATGGAGGTAGTTGTTGCTCCCCACTGATTTACTCACCAGTGGGGAGCAAGCGAACTAGATTAAGTCGCTCCCCATGACCTCACGATGCGCACTCCTCAATTGAGCAGGCCAATGTGATTTACCTTTTGTTCCGTTCCTCATTTTCTTGAGTTCAGCAACTGCTTCCTCAACATATGGGAGAACGATGATGTTGTTCTTCTTGCAGAACTTGATGCACTGCATTGCCATTGAATCCATGTAGCCGTTACGTGCGCACACTGCACCGTCGGTCACCCAAAT